AAAATTAAACGACGTTAAAGCACATATATTTGAATTATGTGATGAAGATTGTCCAAACGAGTACAAAACAATTATTAAACAAAAAACTTACGAATTATGAAACAAACATTAGTAAAATGGAATATTGAAAATCCTAAAAAAATTGATAATTATATTGTTGATTTAGGTGCAGAAGGAGTATCATTAGGTTGGTATAATGGCAAAGAATGGGTTAAAATGTGGGATAAATTTACTAAATTAAAAGTAAATGGTTGGATTGAAATTCCTAAATATTAAACAATTTAAAAACAAATAAAATATGAAACAATTAACACTAAACGAAAAGCTATCTAAAATTCAAGTAGAATTTAAAGCTAATAAATCAAAATTTAATTCTTTTGGTAAATACAACTTCCGTTCTGCAGAAGATATATTAGAAGCGTTAAAACCTTACAATGATAAATACGGAGTATCTTTTACTATTAACGAAAGTTTAATTTGTGAAAATCCACCTGTATTGAAATCAACTGCAAGTATTATCGACAACAACGGAATTAACGTTATTAAAGCTATTGCAATAGTAGGAGTAGATTTACAACAAAAAGGAATGCAAGTACCCCAGCAATTTGGTTCTGCAAGTTCTTATGGTAAAAAATATGCTTTAGGTAACTTACTTTTAATTGACGACACACAAGATGCTGATGCAACTAACACTCACGGAAAAGCTGCTGCAACTACAACAACTGAAGAAGATAAAAAATGGTTAAACGTTAACACTCCTGAATTTACAAAAGCTATTGAGTATTTAAAAAATGGTGGTAATATTGAAGCTATCGAAAAAAAGTATAACTTAGTAGCCAAAACAAGAGCAGAATTAAGAAAAGTTAAATAAATAAAACTGAATAGCTGACAACAGGAAAAAAAGGTAGGCAAAGTAAATTTATATATTATGAGTTCAATTATCAATTTGAGCATTAGAGTTGACAAACTACCTAAAGAAAAGTTTGTAATGGGTAAAGACGGTGCAGTATATTACAACTGCACGTTAAACATTAACGATGACGCAAACCAATGGGGGCAAAACGTATCGTTAACAGATTCACAAACTAAAGAAGAACGTGACGCTAAAAAAGCTAAGAACTATTTAGGAAACGGAAACGTAGTTTGGACTGATGGAAACATTAAAGCAGTTAAAAAAGAAGGACAACCTGCATCTGCAGCAGTAGAAGTGGATTTACCCTTCTAAATTAATTGGGTGGTGTAAAAGCCACCTTTTTTAAATAAACAATTATGGAAATAGGAACAAAATTTACTTTTAAAAGTAGTAACCAAGAAAGAAAAGCAATATTTTTAGAACAAGAAAACGATAAAATTATAGCTATTATATGTGATGATATTAAATTTCAAGGTATGAAAGTAACTATTGATAAAACACAAATAATAAAAACAAATTAATATGAAATTATTTGATGACGAATGGGGTGTAGATAATTCACCTATTGATAACACAGAAATAACAACCACACTTTTATACTTTAGTACTGAAGAATTAAAAGAGTTTAAAAAACTTTGCAAAAAAGGTATTAAACAAGAGTTCGGTGATGATTACCAAACCAAAGGCAATTTAAGTGATTTACTACTAATTATTTTAAGACAAAATTATGGAAGTTTATAGATTAAAAAAGCAATTAACCGACGAACAAGCTGCTGCATTAAAAGGCAAGTATTTAAACGAAAGCCATTACGATACATTAATAACAGGTGATGCTGATGGTTATGATGCAAACGGAAAACTTTTATTTAAGTTTAGAAAAAAAGCTATACCAATGGAAACTTTAAAACTTGGTGTGGATTCTTTTAAAGATAGTATCGAATTAACTGAAAGCCGTGGAATAGCTTCAGGTAGTAGCCACAAGCGTATAAGAAAAGATGGCTCAGTAAGTAATATAACTGTAGGAAACAAAGTTGAAAGCGGTAACGTAGGTTATATGGATTCAAATGCTATGGTTAAATATTGCCGTAAAACTGCTTTTGCTAAAAACTATTTTGATAAATTTAAAGCAGGTATTCCTTTTGTTGAGTTTATTGATAGTAAGTATAAAGAATTGTGTCCGGAGCATTACGCAAAACAAATAGCAATAGCAAACGGAACGAATAGAAACTACGTTATAAACGATACTTCTTTTACTACTGTAACAGTTAATAAAAACTTTAGAACTGCAGTACATCAAGATGCGGGTGATTATCCTGATGGTTTTGGTAATTTAATTGCATACCGTGAAGGAGATTGGAAAGGTGGTTATTTTTGTTTACCTCAATACAAGGTTGCTATTGATTTACAAAATACCGATATACTTTTTGTTGATGTACACAAGTGGCACGGAAATACTGATTTTATAAACACTGATGATAACTTTTTAAGAATTAGCTTTGTATTGTACTATCGTGAATATATGTATAAGTGTAGCCAACCACAAGAAGAGTTACAAAAAATGAAAATGGAAAAAACAGGTTACTTAAATTTATAGTTATGGAATATATTATAACTTGTATTAGCCACAACCGGCACGAAAACGTAAACCAATTTTTTGAAAAGGTTGGTACTAACGAAGTAGTTTTTTTTGTAAAAGATGAAAACGATAAAGAACAATATTTAAAAAATGGCGCTAAAAAAGTTATAGTATCAGGTTCTTTAATGGATAGTAGAAATGCGAGTTTAGATTATTGTTTCTCTATGGGTAAAATATGCATACAATTAAGCGATGATTTAGAAAACATAATGCTAAATGATTTTACAGGTAAAAGAACTTACAAATATGTTTTAGTAACTGATGTATTAGAAAACATAATAAATGACTTTATAGAAAGCAAATATTACTTTGCAGGTTTCCCACCAACAAATAACCCATTTTTTGCGTTAAAACAAAAGGAATATAATAAATTTATAGTTGGTGATTTTATTATTATAAAGCCAAATACTTTAAAATTTGATAATAACTTAAGGTTAAAAGAAGATTACGACTATACGCTGCAGCATATTAAAGAAATGAGTGGTTGTATTCGTTATGGTATGTTCTTAAATAGTTTTAAGCATTATTCAAATAAAGGTGGTGCAGTAGATTACAGAAGTTCAACACTTGAACAACAAACTATTAAATATTTAATAAGCAAGTGGGGTGAATGTATTAAATTAAACCCAAAACGTGAAAATGAAATATTACTAAATAAAAATAGTTATGAAATATTAAATTCAAACCAAATAGGGTTATTTTAAATAATTGCTATATTTGCAAAAAACAATACAATGACAGAGCAAGAAACAATAAATAGAATGTTAATGGAAGTCTTTGAAGAAGATTGCTACATTAATCCTGAAGAAGAAATAGAATATCCAATACCGGCTTTATCATTTGGTGAAAAAGAATACGAAACAAAAGATGGTTATAAAACATATCCACTACCAATTGGAACTTATGGTAACTTTAGTTTTATACAAGCACCACCTAAATCAAAGAAAACGTTCTTTATATCGCTTTTAAGTGCAGTTTATATGAAAAACGAGTTACAGGGCTTTGGCGGTAAATTAAGAGGTAACAGGCAAAATAAACACATAATACATTTTGACACCGAGCAAGGGAATTTTCACGCATCAATGGTTTTTAAAAGACCAATACAAATGAGCGGTTTAAAAGACGATAAATATCACACCTACGCATTACGACAATTAGGTTTTAAAGAACGAGTTTTGTTTATTGAATATATACTTTACGATAAATTAGAAGGTAAAGATATTGGATTGGTAATTATTGATGGAATTGCTGATTTATGTGCTGATGTTAATAATATAGAACAAGCAAGTGAAGTTGTTCAGCATTTAATGCGTTGGTCAAAAGAATTAAATTGTCATATAGTTACAGTAATTCACTCAAACTTTGGAACTGATAAACCAACAGGACATTTAGGGTCGTTCTTAGAAAAGAAAGCAGAAACACAAATACAATTAGAACTAAACACAGTAAATAAAGATTTAGTTAAAGTAAGTTGCAAACGAAGCAGAAATGCAAGTTTTGAAGATTTTAATTTCAAAGTTAATAATTTTGGGTTTCCACAAGTTGAAGGTGATTTATACGATATACTAAAAGACATTAAATGTTAATAACTTATTAATAAATTTGAACAATGGAAAATTTGACAATTAAAAATCATTTACAGGAATTAAAAGTATCTACTTCAAGAATGTTAGTTTACAATTCTGATAATAGCGAGTTGTTAGCTTACTTTAAAGATGTGGTATTTAAGTTAGATATGATAGAACAATTATTACAAGCTGATTCTATTATTGATTGGTACGCTATTGAAGGTGCTTACAAGTCAATTCTAAATTTAGATAGTGAATTAACAAACGTTGAAATAAATATTGCTTTAAAACCTGCAAAAGAAAAAAAGGTTGGAAAAATAACTGCTAAACTATATTAATATGATTTATGTAATTCTTGGGTTAATAGTTTCTTTATTGCTTTGGGCAGACCAAACAGGAAAAGAAATTCAAATAGCATCAATACAAGGTTTTATGGTAGGTGTTCTTTATGATTGTGACGAACAAGACGAAGAAAAATATTATACTATTCAAATCCTGTTAGGTGTTTTGTCAATTAACATATATTGGTAAATGGAAATATTAGAACGAGTTGCAAAGTATCACAAAGATTGGGTAGAACTTGCTGAAGTGTTTGACAAAGATTTTGCAGAAGATATAGTACAAGAAATGTATCTGCTGCTGCATAAATACAAAGTTACCGATCAACAAATGTTTACTAACGACAAACCGAATCGTGGTTATGTTTTTATAATAATTAGAAACATACATTTTCAACTTCATAATATTAGAAAGCGTATTAATAAATGCGAATTAAACGAAGAAATATATAATTTAATAGACGATTATAACGAAGAACAAGAATTAGAATGGGATAGTTTTAGAATAAAAGCTGAAGATGAGGTTAATAGTTGGGAATGGTACGATAAAAAGTTATTTACTTTGTACCGAGATAACAAAACAAGTATAAGAAAATTAGCAAAAGAAACCGGTATTAGTTTTGTTTCTATATTTCACACATTAAAAGCTAACAAACAAAAACTTAAAAGATTATTACAAGACGATTACGATAATTTAAAACTTTAAAAAAATGGGCAGACCAAAAAAATCAAAAGGGCTTGGTGATACAATAGAAAGAATCACAGAAGCAACAGGAATTAAAGCAGTAGTTGAAGCAGTATCGGAAGCAACAGGAATTGACTGTGGTTGTGGTGAACGTAAAGAACTACTAAATAAATTGTTTCCTTACAAACAAGCTGAATGTTTAACAGATCAAGATAACGAATGGTTAACTAATTTCTTTTCGGTAACTAATAATCAGTTAACACCAAAACAACAAAACAAAGTTATTGAAATTTACAAGAATGTATTTAACCAAACAATTCAACCATCAAATTGTGGTTCTTGTTGGAGAGATAAAATCAATGAATTAAAAAGAGTTTACGACACGCAAAATGCATAGTTGGAACGAGCAGGATTTATTTCTTTGGTTAAAAGAAAACATTTACAAAGATTTAGTAATGTCTAAAAACCAAATGAGTAGATGGGATTGTTATTCGCCACAATTTAAACATCGTATCGAATTAAAGTGTAGAACAAAACATTTTAATGAAATGCTTTTAGAAAAGAAAAAGTATGATGCTATGTTACAAGAATGCGAAAAACATTTAGATATACCTATATATGTTAACTCAACACCAAGAGGAATCTATTTTTGGAATCTTTTAAAAGTAGAACCAATTTGGGAAATCAATAGCAAGAATCCTGCTACAACTCAATTTTACAACAATTTAAAAGTATCAAAAGAAGTTAGTTACTTATACATTGAACCACATAATATATTAAAAGAAATATGAACACAATAGAAAACCCAATACAATTAGAATATTTAAAGCAAGTTATACTTTCGCAACTGCTTTTAGAATGTAACGAAAATTTACGCTTTACAATACAATACAAGCAGCAAATTAAGAATAGAATTAACAATCTTAATAAAGATTTAGAAAGCGTTGTGTTTGATGAATACACAAAGATTTATAAAACCGATCCTGAAATGACTACAAACATTTTAAACGCTATTGAAGATTTAGTAACTAAATTATGCACAAGCACGTTAGATGAGTTAATAATGATTAACGCAGTAGTAGACAAGTATAACGATAACAAAGAATGGTTTACAGAACACGCACAAGCAGATTTCCTTAAAATAGAATAATATGAGCAAGATAACACCAATGCATTATATGACAGAATCTAAAGTAGATGTTATAGACTTTTGCAAAATGTACGATATGAATTTTAATCGTGGCAATATAGTTAAGTATTTAGCACGAGCCGGTAAAAAAGATAACGAGCTTGATGATTTACGAAAGGCGTTAAACTATCTTCTACGGGAAATAGAACACCACGAGAAACTCCAAGAACAATGGATTGAAAATAATAAGTAGGGTAACACCTACTTTTTTTTGTTAAAGTTTTGTTAAAATGTTAATAAGTAAAAAATAAGTTATATATTTGTTGAAACAATTAAAAACAAGTATATGGAAACATTTAACTATCGTAATCAAGAAATACAAGTTGATTACCACACTGTAGAAGTAAAAGGCGAACAAGTGCCTGATGTTATTATTGGCTCAGTATTTTATCAAGG